CTATTTCTGGTTGCACCACTTCTGCAGTTTTTTTACCATGGCGGATGGGCTGCTTACTGTGCCGTCGATTGGCGTGCCGAGTTTTTTCTGCCAGGCGAGGATTGTCTGCGGACCGATATAGCCGTCCATGCCGGCCGATGCCCATTTCTGCATTTCTTTTACAAGGGCCGATCCGCCTTTTGGCGTACTGTCCCACTCGGCGGCTGTGATGCCATCACAGAATTTCCGGTTGACGGCCAGCTGATTGCTGATTTTTCCATCCTGCGGTGTGCCGAAAAGTTCCTGCAGACGGCGCGTCAGATTTTCGCCCCAGATTCCGTCCTCTGCGACTGTCTTTCCGGATGGCTTTGCTGTCTCTGCCGATTTTTCTTTTGCGGGACCGGCATAACGGCAATACGCTGTATGGCAGTTGACCCAGCCTGCCCCTGAGAGAAGCCGTCCCCAGCTTGTGTTCTGGATTTCCGTCACCGTGTAGCTTCCCTGATCCCGGATCGTTCCGGCAATCCTGCTGTCCGCATCCGGTGCCTGACGGATGTTGAGGGCCGCTGTCTGCACCTGATAGATCCCGGGCGCATACGTTTTTCCTGTTCCGCTGCCTGCTGTTCCCGTTCCTGTGCTCCCTGCACCGCTTCCGATCATCCGCTTCATGCGGTCCCAGTCACCGCGGTTCATGATCTGGCTCGGACAGTATTTGCTGCAGATGTCATAATGACGATAGACTCTTTCCAGCGGAATCCCCGTCTCCCGCATGATCTCCCGCACCAGTGCCGCAGTATTCTCAAATGCTTTTTCATAATTATACCCGGCCTGCACACACATCTCCACACCGATGCTGTTCTTGTTGCCGTACTGCTGAAACAGATTTTTTCCTCCGTAATTAATGCCGACATGCCAGCACCCCCGGCTGTGCGGTGCCGCCTGGTAGGCTGTGTCACCGTCATCGACGTAATAGTGTGCGGAAATGTTCTGGAAATTCCCGTCATGCTGTGCTCTCGCATGTGCCCGCGCATCGGCACCTGCTGCGAAGTTGTCGGTGTTGTGGACTACGATACATTTGGGATTGTTTTCCGCATACGTATTCTGATTGCCAAGATACGACCGATCAATTCTCATATTCTCCCCTTTCTGACGGTTCAGACTGCTCCGGCATAACACAGATTTTTTGAAGCGCCGTTCACTCCGGCTTATGGATCTGCTTGATAATCTGATTCACATAATTGCTCAGCCCCGCCACCAGAATCCCCTGCGTGACCGCCGTAAAAACCGCCATCGCCCCTTCCTTCGCCGTCTCAATCTCACTCGTCGCCATCACCCAAACCGCACACAGCACCATGCTGATGCCGCCTAAGATCAGCGGAATGTACTTATTCTTCACCGCCTGCGCCTGCCGCAAAGCAACACCGAAAAAATACAGCACGAACGCAACGACGATGAGTTCGGGCTTTACATAATTCATTGCTTCCATGGAACATCCTTTCTGACTGTTCTGTTTTTGAAAGTCTTTTTTCTATATTATGATGGGATAATGATTTACGACTGGATAAGATTTTCTTACTGTAAACCCAAAAAATCCCACCTGTTTTTCAGATGGGATTTTCCAGTGGTGTGCTGTTCTTTGATTTTTAATTTACTATCTTGTGCAGCAATTCCCCTGACCTGCCCCTGGCTGCGGTGCCGCACAGAAAGTCTTTGCATCAAACGACGGATTAAACGCATAAAAGTTCTTCGAATTCAATTCGTCCTGTACAGAACGCAGTGCTTCACCAAAACGCTGGAAATGCACAACTTCACGCGCCCGCAGGAAACGAATCGGATCAGCTACCTCCGGATCTTTTACCAAGCGAAGGATGTTGTCGTACGTTGACCGGGCTTTCTGTTCTGCAGCGAGATCTTCGAACAGATCTGTTAACGGATCGCCTTTCGACTGAAATTCGCAGGAATTAAACGGAACTCCGCCAGCCGCCTGTGGCCAGATTCCGGCTGTGTGGTCTACATAGTAATTAGCAAAACCGGAATTCTGAATTTCTTCCAGCGAAAGATTACAGGTAAGCTGATGAACGATCGTGGATACCATTTCGAGATGAGCTAATTCCTCGGTACCAACATCATTCAACACCCCCGCTACAATTCGGTTCGGTGCTGTGAAACGCTGAGAGAGATACCGCATGGATGCGCCCATCTCTCCATCCGGGCCACCGGAATGCAATAACAGATGATATATTGTAACTGTAAATATTTCGATGATACAATATGTTTCCCGGGTAATTTGCCCGGGATTTTTTATTGCATTTCTTCTATATATATGTTATCATAACACGTGACCAGAACACACAAAATGGTCAGAAAAAAGAACAATTCTTTTTGCCCCGGAGATCCCCGGGGCTTTTTTGTTGGCCGATTACTGGCGATTGCACCATTCCTGCAGGGCGCGTACCATCGCGGATGGATTGCTGATCACACCATCAACCTGTGTGCCGAGCTTGCGCTGCATCGCGCGGATGGTCTGTGGTCCGATGTATCCGTCAGCAGTTACCCCCGACCATTTCTGGATGGCCTTGATCAGAGCTGATCCGCCGGACAGATGATTGCTCCACTCGGCCGCTGTGATACCGACGCAGTATTTCTTGTTTGTCGTGGGCTGGTTACTGATTTTCCCGTCCACGCCGGTCCCGAAGATCTCCTGCAGGCGGCGGGTAAGCTCCGGACCCCATACGCCATCAATTGAGATCGCTTTTGCGGTCGGTTTCTGCTCCTCTTTCGGAGCTGCACCGCCATAAGTGCAATACTTAGTATGGCAGTTAATCCAGCCAGCGCCGGATAACAGCCGTCCCCAGCTTGTATTCTGGATTTCAGTGACGGTGTAGCTGCCCTTATCCCGGATCACTCCGACAATTTCGCTGTCAACGTTCGGCCTCTTACGGATGTTGAGCGCTGCATCGTTGACTTTATAGATTCCAGGCTCGTATTTCGTATTTTCCGGCTGCTTCGGCGTGTTGGCTGCATCGCTGATCAACTTCTTGAAGCGACCCCAGTCATCCCTTTCCATAATCTGGCTAGGGCAGTGCTTGCTGCAGATATCATAATGACGGTATACGCGGCTCGCCGGGATGCCGGTCTCATGCATGATCTCCTTGACCACGGCCACCGTGTTTTGGAATGCTTTCTCGTAATCGTACCCCTGCTGCACACACATTTCTACGCCGATGCTGCTCCGGTTTCCATATTTTCCAAACAGATTCGTTCCTCCGTAATTAACGCCTACATGCCAGCATCCGCGGCTGTGTGGTGCTGCCTGGTACGCCGTTTCTCCATCATCAACGTAATAGTGGGCAGACATATTGGACAGCTCACCATTATGCTGTGCTTCTGCGTGTGTGCGGGCATCGGCACCCGCTCTGAAATTATCTGTGTTGTGGACTACAATACACCGCGGATCGTTCTCTTCGTAGGTGTTCTGGTTGCTGATAAAAGATCTGTCAATTCTCATGATACTTCCCTTTCTCCGGCAGATTTGCGCCGGCGCAAAAAAAGACGGTTGTTGGCCGCCCTCACTCTGATTTCTGTGTCTGCTTGATAATCTGATTCACATAATTGCTCAGCCCCGCCACAAGGATGCCCTGCGTGACCGCTGTAAAGACTGCCATCGCCGCCTGCTGCCCGGTGCACACCTCACTGGTGGCCAGCACCCAAATCGCGCAAAGTACAATGCTCACACCACCCAGAATCAGTGGAATATACTTGTCCTTTACAGCCTGTGCCTGTTTCAGGCCCATGCCCAGGAAGTACAGGACAATAGCTACAATGATCAGTTCTGGTTTTACATAATTCATAATCTGTTCCATGTCAATCGCCTTTCTTTTTTAAGTGTAATTCATCAATTTCCTGCTTCATCTTTGTGATCATACCGTTTCCACCAAGCACATGATAGGCTTCGTACATCTCGCAGAAGTTCTGGTATGCATAGGATGGGATGTCTCCAAGCTGTGTGTACTTGCTGTGGTACTCAATCAGCTGGACTCTGAGTAGTAACATAGTTCCCTTACTGTTCGCGTCTCGATCCCTTTTCTGATTTTTTAAGAGCCAGACGATGTAGCCCAGCAGCACTGGAAGTGCTATCGTATATGTCTGCATTAATATTTCATTCACTGCTCTGTCTCTCTTTCCCACTATTGAACGCAGAAGAAGGACCGTTTCCGGCCCTACTCAGTTTTTTCCTTTTCTTCCAGCTCTGCAGTGTACTTATCATACTCGTCCCAGATGTCATTCTCAAATTTATCAACAACATCATCGATATCCTTTTTATTGGCACGATACTTTCTACCGTTGTTGATGTAGCGATTGACAATTGGAACATCCGGATGTTTTGCATCCATATTAGCGTCCATAGACACAACGGTCTCGCCGTCAACTGTGATGATTCCAGAATAATGAATGTCCTTTGTGTAAGTTGCTGATACTGCCATATTTTTGTCCTCCTAAAAATTAATTTGTATCTCCAGAGATATTATCTCTCATGGATTCAAGTTCACTTCTTAGATCCGCAACCTCTATTTCAAGGTTCGATCTTCTTTGCTTTTCGAGTTGAAGCTCATGCGTTATTATCGCAATCAAATTGGTATATACCATACTATAAGTATCAATATAGCTATCCTCAGTGTTCTTCCTGTCGTGGTGTACCAGATCCAGCTCGTCTTCTCGGATTCCGAGTTCTCGCATGGCTTCTACGACATCCTGTGCGACGAACCCATAACAAATGCGCCCATCACCGTCAATCATCCGATACTGAACTGGTTTTAAGCGATCGAACAGCTCTGAATGAATATCCGTCTTATTGATCTTGCTCTCACCGAGTGGAAATATGTTTGTTTTGGCGCGGCGATCGGATGTGACCTGTGGGGAGTTTTTAACAATCAAACGCTCCCATACTCTTCCACTATCTCCTAACATAATCTTTTCGGAGTACGCCTTGGTCGGTGCGAACGCTCCAGTATACACTCCTCCAGACCAGCCACAGCCATAAAATTCGACCTCTGCCTGATAACCTTTCTTCTTTGATTCAAGAATAATGCTACCGTTACCAATATCGAAGTTTGCTTTGTTGTTGGCATCCGAGTAAGTATTTACAACAAAAGAATCGTCAACAGCTCCGGCTATACAGCTTCCAGAAGAACTTGATGTCTCCAATACAGATTCGTGGACACCTTTAATATCTACATATTCGCTCTGGATTGACAGAGCCGCATTGCCGGATTTTGTTTCAACCAAAATCTTACCGACACCACCACATAACTCAATAACCGCATCTTTTGCGTTCTTTCCAAGCTGGATCAACTTATCACCATAATATGCGAGTGTCGTTCCTGCCCGGTTAAGAATCTCAAATGCTGATGCTGAAATCTTAGTCCGATAGCCAGACCAAGATCCGCTGGTTTTATTTCCAACTTCCAATCCGGTCCCATCAGTAAACTGCATAAAGTTGGTGGCTGTTTTTGCTGCTTGTAAAGGATTCGCATTAATTGAACCAGATGGTAAAGAAGCTAATTTGGTTGATGTCCACGTCACTGTATATGGACCAGAACCTTGAGTATAGTTAAATACTCTCAGCTGTCCATACGGTTCACTTAATCTTGTTATAAGGCCCCACGTTGAAGTAGTCTTTTTATAAATCCATAACGACCATCCGCCTGAAGATCTTAGGAAATCCAATCCAGGATCTGAGTTATTTGCAGAGATAAAACTAAACTGGACATCTGTTGTCTCAAAACCTCTGCCACCAAGTTTAAATGTTGTTGGCTGATTTGCATACGAACCTGTGATCTTTATTGTAGCAAATTCGACATAAAGATTTGACTCACCGTTTCCATTTACCGTATGCACTACCTGATTTGCGTCCTTACCTGCAGCGCCCTGTGGACCTTGAGGACCTGTTGCGCCGGTTGCACCTTTATCTCCCTGAGGACCTTTATCGCCTTTTACACCTTGAGGACCTTGTGGTCCCTGAGGACCAGTTACACAAACGGCTGTAGTGGTTGTAGTCGTTTTATCTGTATACGTGATAACCGATCTCGTCCAGATATATTTACCGTTTTCCCAACCAGGATATGTGGTACCCCATGATCCACCGGAAAGAGCTGTTGCTGATGTGGATTTGTAGTACTGTTCAACTATCGATGATACACCTTTACCTGCAACTCCGGTAGCTCCTGTTGCACCATTTATTCCGCTTATGAGTCCAGTATAATATCCACTTACTGAATGATTAATTACAATGGAAGTGATTTTAAATCCTACAATTAAAACTTGATCGACATCCTTAGCGTGAAATTTGATGTAAACAAGGTCTCCAACATTCATATCAGATGCGTTTTTAAATGTACTCCAACTATCAGTATGATCTTTATCGCAATATGCTTTCCACCAATCCGTTGATGACGCATTAAATATACTATTTCTTTCTGCAATCACGACTTTATTTCCAGTCTCACCCTTAGCACCGGCAATGCAGACTCCATTTTGATTTGGAGAGTATGTTTTATTACCCGCTCCATCCGTTGTTATCGTACGGCTCCACATATACTTTCCATTAACCCATGTCGGCGCTGTCGTCGACCATGATCCACCAGAAAGTGATGTTGCCGATGTTGAAAGATAATACTCAACATCAACAAAAGATACATAATCCTCTGGAGCTGGTGTCCAGTCCGTGGCCATATTGCCTTCTTCTAATTTTTCCCATTGAAAAGTAAGTGTTCCGGTGCCAGTAACGCCTAGACCTAATCTCGGAATTATAACACTTCTCGTGCTATTTCCACCTTTAGGTATCGTATATGTAACCCAATATTTTGTCATTGTAGTAGTAAGAACGAAGTCGCACAAACCATCGCGGGCGGTTGATCTTTGTCCTTGACTGCCAACTACAGAAATAATATTTGACGGATTATAAAAATGCACTCGTATTTTATCGCCATTGACAGATGACTTTGCCCAGAAGGATAATGTATATACATTTCCATTTAGTAAGACCGTTGTTTTCCATGAGCATTTATCAGCATATCCCGATGTTGGATAGGTATACGTTATGGGAGATTTATGTGTTCCCACCAATAAATTTCTTCCGCCGACGACAATTCCTTCCGGTGTGCTGCCGACGTTGTAAGCAGTTGAAGTTGTATTATCCGTATAGGTGATGATCGTACGAGTCCAGAAATATGGTTTGTCCGCACTTGTCGCCGGAGGAGTTGCTGACCATACTCCAGTAGGGATCGTAGTTCCAGACGAACTTGCCTGATATGTTACTGCAGTAGATTTAACGCCTTTTCCACTTGCACCCGTATCACCCTTATCACCTTTTGCTCCCGTCTCGCCCTTGATTTTCGCCCAGCTATAGGCGCTAACATTGGTCGGATCGTTCTGTGTGTAATCTACACATGTTCCAATGTAAGTTCCACTATCTTCGCCGCTGTTTCCGGTAAATGTCTTTCCACCGTCATTCGAATACTTAATGTGCAGATACGACGTTCTTCCGTTTACTCCATTTGTTCCCGGAATACCCTGCGTTCCCTTTTCACCTTGGATGCCTTGGAACCTTGACCACGTATATTTTGCAGGATCTGCTGAATCTGCTGCCGTAAAATCCACATACGTTCCAATATACGTATTGGGTACTTCTGTCATCTGGCTTGCTGTCGGGTTAGATACTGCAGCGTATTTGATGTGGAAGTACGTTGTTGAACCGTTCTTTCCGTCTTTCCCGGGAATGCCCTGCTCTCCTTTTTCTCCCTGTATTCCCTGCAAACCCTGCGTTCCCTGCGGCCCCTGAATCTTCGTCCATTTGTACTTCGTTGGTTCCGTGGAATCAGCCTTGGTATAATCTGTGTACACGCCAATGTACGTTTTTCCTGCCGAATTCGAAACAGAAAATCCTGTCTTCCCGTCTGCGCTATTGGCGTATGCGACATGCAGATACGGCGTTTTTCCGTCTGTTCCCGGCTTGCCCTGGATTCCCTGTGTACCATCTGCGCCTTTGATTTTCGACCAGCTGTATTTTGCCGGATCCGTGCTGTCTGCTGCTGTAAAATCCACATACATTCCGACGTAATCACGAGCCGCATCAGATACGGAAAATCCAACTTTTCCATCGGAACTGTTCGCATAAGCAATATGCGTGTACTGTGTTTTTCCGTCCGCGCCCTTTTCACCCTGAATGCCCTGGTCTCCCTTTTCTCCCTGGATTCCCTGCAATCCCTGCGTTCCCGGATCTCCTTTGTCGCCTTTTGGTCCCTGGAACTTCGTCCACCGGTATTTTGCCGGATTCGTGCTGTCTTCTTTTGCGAAATCCACGTATTGTCCGATATAAGTCTTATCTACGCTGTTCGTTGTAGAAAATCCGGACTTTCCGTCCGCGCTGATTGCATAGGCTATATGCAGGTAGCTGGTCTCACCATTGGTTCCATTTACACCCGGAATTCCGTCCGCTCCATCTTCTCCGTCATCTCCCTGGAACTGTCTCCAAGTATACTTCGTTGGATCCGTACTGTCTTCAAATGTAAAATCCGTATACGTTCCAATATATTTTCCAGTGTCCTTCCTCAGCTGGCTTGCTGCAGGGTTTAAGACGTCCGCGTATCTTACGTGGAAAAAGCTTGTCAGGCCGTCTTTTCCCGGTGCTCCTGCGATTCCCTGATCGCCAGCAACCTTTACCCAACTGTAAATGCCTGGGTCTGTCAACGCAGGCTGTTTTGTCGTCTGGTTATAGGCAATGCCCATATATTTTTTCCCACTTGAGTTAAGTGAAATTCCGCTGCCTGTTTCTGAATCGCCAAAAACAACCCAGGTATAAAACGTCCGGTTCTGTGCCAGTTTTTCGAACTGAGCAGCCAGTTCCACCATTTTATCTGATATACCGCTTGATTTTGCCTTGTAATCTCCAAGCGTAGCGGTATATTCATCGTTCGCAGCTGAAGACTCCAGCTTCATGATACGTGCCGACAAATATAGTTCTCCTGCATCGTCCACGACGTTCACTGTATCACCAATCCGGATTCCATCCGGCAGATACGCAAGTTCAACCTCATAGGATACCGCTGCATCATAGATCTTTTTCAGCTTTGAAACTGCCCGGTTGCAGAGTTCTGACTGACTGGTGGTATCGTAGGAATATGACTGGACAATATGCCCTGTTCCATTTCCCTTTTCAGACAGATACCTGCTCCATTTTGCCACAGCGCTCCTGGAATACAGCGTGCTGCCGGATAAATAGATGTCGCCATCATCGTATTTGTATCCCTTTAAAGTGATTGGCGTCTCGCTTTCCTCCGGATAACCTCCTGTAACGGACAGTGCAGTCGCCAGATCTTCCACAGAACTCTTTACAATGATATTGTTGATCTCCCGATTGATCCGCAGCTCCCTGCCGCTGTCTGTTCCCCGTTTTTTATGTAGATTGATATACTTGTGCCGGATCCGCAGCCGATCGATCTCAAAACTGTACGATACCTCCGCGTCAAACTGTGTGGCAACACTCAGAATTCTCTCCGAAGCTGTTGTTTCCCCCTCCCAGGACAGTTTTCTGTTCAGATTGCTGACCTCGTTCAGTCCTACTTCAAAACCGGAATCGTAGCTGAATTTCTCAACGTAATAGCTCGCCGGGTATGCTTTGTCGGCCGCATAGGCTCCAACCGTTTCATTCAGTAGATCCATTCCTGCGTCTTCTGCATAAATTTCGACTTCCTGTTTAAAAACATTCTCCTCACTGGTAATGATGGTATAGAATTCCTCTTCCTCTCCATTCTTTCGGAGAATGTAATTTCCGACTGCCCCATACCGAGAAGCTTCTTTTCTCGTTTTTTCTGTATAATTCAGTGTAAATTCAAGTGTTGCAACACCAGCTTCTACTTCTTCCGTTTTCAGGTCATCTGAAACTCTCAGCCCTTCCGGAAGATGTGTACTCGCCTGCCCCAGAACATTCATATGTCTGTCCGTAAAATACAAAATCACAGAAACACCTCCCTGTATTTCATCGTAAACTCTGGTTGTGTTGCCCAGTTCGAAGCGATACATTCGATCTGATTCGTCCCAGGTTTCAAGTAGAACCCTTCCCAATCATTTCCAAGTGCTCCAAGATCCTGCCGTGGAAGCCCCTGCAATGTAACATCTCCATTGCTGCAGTCTGCCGTTAAGATCTGGTTTGCCGCAAATTTGTTCGGGATATCTCGCCATTTCTCTACATTGTCGATGCGGATGGAAATCCCACGGAAATAATTTCTCGTGACGAATTGATTCCCTGTATCTCGCGCTCCCCACTGTCCAATGTAAAGCTTTACGCTGCATACTTTTGTATCTTTTAACTCCGGAACTGTGAATTCTTTGTATCCGCCAAACCAGTAGAAACGTATTTTTTCGCCACTCTTTAAAATATCGCTATCACCACGCAAACGATTATATGGATTGGAATCGTCTCTGTAGCATGGTTCAAATGTATATTTCTTTACAACTCGCGGTTTATTTCCACCTACCCACATGCACATAGCTGCTGTGTTTCCGCTCATGTCATTCTTATAGATTTCCTGGCAACAAATCATTTTTCCATTTGTATCGCAAAAAGCAACCGCCTGGCATCCTGTCTGCCCCATCAAACCCGTCTCAAACCAGCTGTTCACGTAACAATATAGATTAGCAGATCCCTTCGTTCCGTTTGAATCCACAATCGGAATTGTTTTCATTGCCCCGTTCCATCCATTTTTATTTGCCGTTGTAGCATATCCACTGCTGGCCAAATACAGCCCCTGCGTCCCGTCATAAACATCCATAACACTCAATTTTCCGGCTGTTTTACTCGTGTCGTGAAGAAAATTATTTCCTGTGTCGTCTGTCCATTTCGTATCTTTTGCCCATATTCTTCTGTCCTTATAGTTTGTTACCATTTCACTTTTTTTGTACGTTTCGCCGTCCGTTTCATCCGGGTCGCCAAACTGAAGGATTTTCTTTGATTCATTCACGAATCCAATCATTCCATTGTCGCTTTTCATTTTCGCCTGGAAGGACGGAAATGCTTTGTACGTGCCATTGTAGGACACGACGAACGTTTTTCCGCCATCCGCAGTTGGTTTGGCTGTAAATTCCTCAACGGAATATTTAAATGGATCTGCGCAGTAAAATTCGAGTTCTGATGCGATGGCGTTCTTACCGGTCGGAACCTCAGAAGACCCCTGCTTTGTTCCAATGAAAAACTTATCCGGTTCATCGGCAAAAATCAGCGTTGCCTGCTCCTCATCCAGCAATGCATTCAGTTTGTTGTACGCATTCCGGAAAGCCCCATTATCTTCCGCAATCAGCTGATATCCTACCACGATCGTCCTTGACGGGTACCGTTTCCTTCTGTACCTCGCACCGTCCAATGCACCGACTTCCAGCTCCGTAAGTTCTGTATTGATAATTTCCCGGCCGGACACATACAGTGTCCGGTATCCGGGAATCACATTTTCCAAATAGTTTCCATTAAACATGAGAGCCTCCGAAGGCAGGTTCTGCCCTGGGTACCGCTCTGTGGTATCTACAAAGTTATACATTAGTTCTCCTGCCTTTCTTTCTGTTCTCCCTTGTCTCCTGTTTCTCAATTTCTTCTCGTGTATACGTTGCAGTCGCTTTTCCAATCTCTCTTCCGTCCAGATTAACCGGTACGTAGATGGTATACTTTCCGCTGCTGCTGTACTGGTAACTGTCGTTCAGATCTTCATAGCCTGTTCTAAGGCTCATCCCGATTTCCGGCACAGGTGCAAGCTCTGGAATTTGTATCAGTTCCATAGTTGCCTGTTTTGCTTCCTGGACATGATCCATAAGCCCGTTGATCCAGCCGATTCCAAAATAACTACCAAGCTTATCCGCAACCCGTGACGGACTGTGAATCTGTGCTTTCGCGCGGATTGCCGCCTCTGCAGCAGCCGCAAGCTGTGCCGCCACTGCTCTTACATAGCCAACCTGACTTGCCATACCGTTAGCGAGACCCATTCCGATGTAAGCGCCGTAAGAATAAGTGTTTATATTGCTCAAAGGCGCCTTTGCCGCATTTGCAAGTGCGCGTGATGCACTCGTTACAGTACTGTTTTTTGACCGGATTCCGTTTGCCATACTGTTTCCAACGCTCTGTCCACTGCGAAGTGCCGCCGGTTCTGTCGTTTTCAGAGCGGCATTCACTGCTTTTGAAACATTTTTAGCGCTGGAGACTGCTTTCGTTCCGCCACTCGAAATTGTGCTTGAAAAATTGCTCATTGATGTGGACGCAATATTGTTCAATGGTTTCAACCCAGTATCCATGCTCTCTGTAACTGCTGTTCCTGCGCTCGTGCCCGCTGAGGTCAAAGCTCCGCTGCCTCTATTGATGCCGGATGTAATCGCGTTGATTGCTGTGTCGCCTATACTGCTGGCGGACGCAGCAACGCTTCCGATTCCAGACTGAATTCCGGCCGCCGTACTGCTTGCCGCAGTATTCCCGAGTGCATTCGCCGCGCTGGATACCTGCGAGCTTCCGGCATTAATTCCAGATGCTGCACCAGACGTTACACTCTTGCCGCCTTTTTCTCCTCCAGCGCACCAATCGCTGATATCGCCAAAGAACTTTCCAATTTTTCCACCAAACTTGGAAAGCCCACCGAAGATTCCTTCTCCAATAGCCAACACTACCTGCTTTCCGACTTCCAGCCAGTCTGTCGCCATAATTGTGTCAATCATAGCAGACAGCACCTGCGGCAATGCTTTCAAAAGCTGTGGAATCGCACCTATAATTCCCTGTGCCAATGTTCCGATAATCTGAGCTGCTGTCATCAAAATTGTAGGAAGATTCTGTAAAATTCCCTGTACAAAAGAACTTAGTGATTGAATTGCAGCATCAATCAGTGATGGTAAATTCTCAGTAATTCCTTGTGCCAGTGCCAGTAAAAGCTGCATGCCAGTCATAATGAGCTGTGGTAGTGCAGAAGCAATTCCTGTAATAAGCGTTGTTACCATATTGACTGCTGATGGAATCAGTTCCGGAAGGGCACTGATCAAGCCGGATACAAGAGATTGAACCAGCGTTACTCCGCCCGCAATCAAAGCTGGCAGATTGGCCGTAATCGTATCCAGCAATTCAGAAACCAGATGTCCGCCCTGCTGAATGAGCTCCGGCAGCCTGCTTGTTATTCCGTTGACCAGGTTCGTGATAAACTGAGGTCCTCGTGTCTGCGCCAGCTGTAAAATACTGTCAATCTGCGATCCAAAAGTCTGATAGAGCAGTCCAAGTCCGGCGAGCACGACAGCAATCAGTGCCGCCGGCATCAGTGCCTTCATAGCAAGACCCATGATCTGGGTCAGACCGCTAAACATTTTTGATCCTACACCAAAAATCAATTTTCCAACCGTCTGTACGGTTGATGTAACTGTCTGTGCAACTTTTCCACCCAATGCTCCAATTTTCTGTATCCCATTAGCACCATCTAAAGTGGCGGCATCCAGAATATCTTTAAATGGATTTTTTATTTTTCCAACTGCGGACTGTAATATTCCACCAAGCTTCGAATTGCCAAACGCCTTTCCAAGGCTTTTTCCGGCATTTTTTGCCCATTGCGGCACCTCTTTCAAGGTTCCGTTTATCCCCCCAATACCCGTAGAAACCAGTTTCCATGTATTACCCTGAAAGAAATCACTTGCTTTGGTAACAATACCCAAAGCTCCAAGAACCGCTCCAAGAGCCTTTACCTTCTCCCCGGTTCCATCCAGAATACCTCCAATTTCTTTCAATCCGCCTTCCAGACCACCATCTTTAAACGCAGATCCAAGATTTTGAATCCACTGGATTGCTTTTTCAATGTACTTTCCATCGGATAACTTTTGATTAAGATTATTTATCACGGAAATAGCATTTTCCGCAAAACCTTTAAGGCTTTCACTTGCCTGTTCGAAAGCTGTAATTCCAAGTCCTTCCATTCCAGACTTAAGTTCATCAACAGCTCCCTGCAAGTTATCCATTTTGATTCCAGCCATTTTCTCGGCAGAACCAGCTGCATTATTGATCGCATCGGAAAGTTTATTAAAATCTTCATCACTTGCATTTGCAATCGCCAAAAGTCCAGACATTGCTTCCTGACCGCCAAGCATAGCTGCATAGGAGGCCTTTTCATCCTCTGTCATCCCTTGCATGCTTTTTCGCATGTCTTTCATGACCTCTCCAAAAGACTTCATATTTCCATTGGTATCAGTAAGACTAAGACCCAATACAGACATTGCCATGCTGGATTCTTCCGTTGGCTTTGCCATACGCGTAATAGTAGAGCGGAGGGCCGTACCGGCGGCGCTTCCTTTGATGGAACTATTCGCCATAAGGCCAGTGGCAAGAGAAATGTCCTGAATCGAGTAGCCCATTGCGCCAGCTACGGAACCGACATATTTAAAGGTTTCACCCATCAAATCGACATTCGTATTTGCATTTGCAGAAGCAGCTGCCAATACATCAGCAAATTCTCCACTGTCTTTAGCCTGTTTTCCAAATGCTGTCAAGGCATCCGTCACAATATCCGACGTTCTTGCCAGATCACTGCCAGATGCTGCGGCCAGATTCATGATTCCGTCAATACCAGAAAGCATGTCCGCAGTTTTCCATCCGGCCATCGCCATATACTCCATTGCATTAGCCGCTTCTGTAGCTGTATATTTCGTGCTTGCGCCCATTTCTTTAGCTTTTTTAGACAAACTCTCAAAATTTGTTCCTGTAGCTCCAGAAATGGCCGCCACGGAAGACATCGCATTTTCAAAGCTCATACCTGCGCTTACTGCACTTGTTGTCACACTTTTAAGTGCGCTCCCGACAGCTGTAACTGCCTTACCTCCAATCGCCGCCATTGCGCCGAATCCAAGTCCGCTGGATATGGTACCGCGCAGCCGTTCTGCTGTATCGCTACACGATTTCATCGTCGAAGAGAAATTGTTATCTACCGCCGATAAAACTGCTTTCACACTATAAGACTCTGCCGTTTTCACCATCTCCTTTCCGAATCAGTTTTGAAATTCCAGTAAAGCGAGGGTCTGTCCTTTTTGCTCTGTGTTTTTTCAAATTTTCAAGTTCCCGTTCATAATCGAAGAATTTCCGGAACTTTTTATAGACCGGAACCGTCTTTTTACCGGCTTTACGCTCTGCACGCACAGCGAAATCAAGATACGCCTGCCTGTGCGCTGCGAAATTTTGATCAAACATTTTCAATCCCAGAGCCTCCATCATGACGTTATACTGAGCTACCGTCAGCTGATCCACTTGTTCGAATGATGTAAAATTGAAGTACCGGAAGCAGTTTACCGCAACATCATGATAAATTTTCTGAAAATCTACTGTTCCTTCTTGCTCTGCGCTTTTTTCTGGAATTCTTCCAGAGTCTTTTTCAGCGTCTCCTGACGTTCCTTCTCCTCCGCCACTGCTTTCTCGATTTCTGCAACCGTCTTCTTCGTAGCATTGGCTGTCTTTAAGAAACCCAGCGTATCCTCGAAAAGTTTATCAATATCCGTTTCTGGGTCATCAATATACCCGTCCAGCTGGTCTCTTGTCACTCTCGGATTCTGCCCATTGTTTGCCGCATCCAGCAGGTCTACAAGGACTTCTATGTCGCCGTCCATGATTTCTGCAACTGCGTATTTCAGACCGATATTCTTTCTAACATCTTTGACTCCGTCAACCGGCATGCTTACCTTCTTGTTCATTTCTCTCATGAATCCCATGCCAAAATTAAACTGATACACCTGTCCATTGATTGTAAGTTCCATATCGTTTTTCTCCTTTACTTTTCAAAAAGAGGACGATTTCTCGCCCTCAACTGTTCTTTTACGCTTCTGTTTTTGTTGTATCCTTAAACACATAGGAAGCAATTTCCTGCTGTTCGGTCGTTACAGTTACGTCACCTTTCTGACCGGTTCCATTGATTCCAAAAGTAAGGGATACTTCCACCATGTCTTCGGCGTTCGAAGTCTTTTCCAGCTCAGTGATATAGCCCTGGAAGTATTTTCCCTTAAATTTATTGGCTCCGGCAGATGCCGGTTCGTCAAGATTGGCTTCCCAGATCTCGATTTTTTCATCATTCACCATGGCGTCTTCAAGGGAATCTAGCAAAGTATCACCTTTTGCAAGGATACTGGTCGCTGTAATCTCAACCTCTGTTTTTCCCGGTGTTCGGATCGAACCATCTTTGGTTTCGGTAGTATCGGCATCTTTGCTTACAGTCCGACCGTTTTCCGTGGTGAATGCCAATGCAGCAGCTGCATTTTTGGCTGCATCCTTTTCAATTCTGTACAGGTATACGATCTTGTTACCGCGTACCGCATCTGCAAATAACTGCAAATTTATTGTATTTCTCATGCTGTTCTCCTAACTGAATAAAAAAGTCACTTCTACGATTCCGTGAAGAAGTGGCTGGTTGGTAGTTGTGTCCGGCAATATTCTCTGATTCAAGTCCTGCACGGACCAGGAGAAGCTGCCGGTATGTTCCAGTTGTCTGCAAATCTGCTTGATCTGCAGAATCATCTGTGAAACTGTGCCTCGCTGCCGCGGATTGTCGTGCCAGACGTGGATTGTCTGGCTTACAATGCCGAACACAGCCGTTTTATTGGCTTTATCGGTTAAATCGCTGTCCGCCAGATAGATAAACGGGTATGGCGTACCTTCCGGCGGTAAAAACGTGTCATACACACTGTCTGGATACTGTTTTTTTAATTCCAGAAGCAACGTACTGAATAATTCCTGCTGTGGGTCCATCGTGTCACCTCGTAAGCTTTTTCAAATCGGATTTGAACTTCTCTTTCTGTGCCGTATAGGAAGGACGCATATACGGCTGTGCGTTCATATAACGGGTTCCATACTCCACATACGCCGCATACTCTGCCGTCGGCTCTACTTCCGCAGTCATGCCGCCGTCTGTAATGTCCAATCCGATGCTACGCTTTAATGTTCCACCCACATATCCAGGTATCCCTGTACTTTGTGGAGTTCCTACCGGTGCATTCTTCTGTGCTTTTTTCTGCAGTTCCGATCCATTTTTTCGTACAACCCGCTTTACATCGCTCATCTGCACGTTTTTCTTCAATTTGACCTGCAGTTTTTCCATTCCTTCCAGCTTGATTTTCGGCATCAGACCACCTCCGATAGTATGAATGTCTGTTTTACACGCAATTTCCGTGTATAGTCCACTTTATAGTTTGTGTTCCCGATCCGGATCCGATCAAACGGCTTCTGATAATGATTCTGGAGCTGCACTGTCACGCTGCCCTGACGGATCCCACCGTATACGATCTGCATGATTTCCGCCCGCGTATCCATCACAGATGCCATTTTCCGCACCTCTGTTACCTGATCGTCGGCATAGTTTCCAGTCGTTGGATCATACTCACCCGGCAGGACTCGCCGGAAGAAAATTGGCGTATCGTATCTCACAAAAACTTCACCTTTCCCTTCCTTGCCTCCCGCTGGCTGTCCAGATAAGACTGAATATCATCCATGTACCCGGCAAAATCATTTTCAGACCAGGAAAGGCTCTCGCCCTCAACACTGTGAGAGGAGAGCCCTTCTGATCCGATTCGGTTGAATCGAATGACTGAAACATCCAATATGATGTATTCCATTTCTTCCGGCGGCTCCAGACCGCCAAGAAGAAATTTCAACCGCTGTTTCGTGGCATTCAGAATCAGCTGTAGCTGCTGTTCTGTCTTTTTATCTGTGTCTTCCAGTCCAAGAAGCAGTTTCAGATCTTCGAGCATCGACTGCCTCCTACTTCTCTGGTTCTTTTACCAGTTCGATCACCGGGGTTCCACGCAGGTTTTTATCCGAAGCAAGCTCTTCCAGACGCTCTTTCGAGACCTTGATTCCCTCGCGTGGGAAAACATCACCCTCTCGGTACTCATGGTCATCGTCATGAAGATCCGTAAAGTATTCAATCACCCTGTACATAGGTTCCTCCTTCTCAGCTCTTCACAGCTACTGTTACATCGCCGGAACGGACTGCTTTATAATTCTGATCACACTCAACCAGCGTGATGTGATGGGTTGCTGTAGATGCGATTTCGGATTCTCCATCCCATTTGCTCCAGTTTTTCACGTCATCGCCGTATTTCACGGCAGTCGCGGATGCCGCATCTTTGTACTTCCAGCAGTTTTTCATAGACATCAGCTGCTCTTTTACGGAGATCTTTGTTTTTCCTGTTTCAGATCCTTCTGCCGCCGTTACGGTCAGTTTTCCAAGAGTCTGTGTATCCGCGCCACCAACGGAGATGTAGGCGATGGCATCCAGGTACTCACAGAATAAGCGCAGACCCATAATAGCGTACAGATCCGAAATTGCTCTCTCGTAGGTACCCTGTGCATGGAAACCGATAAAATGAGTAGTCGGGTCCGTTGTATAGCTGAGGCCAGCTTTTACGAACTCAGAGTCGCCCGGATCGATGTAATATCCGATGATGTTGTTGAGTGGAGTAGCAATGACGACGTTTTCCGGGACTTCAGAGCTTACGAAGACAACATCAGCACCAAGAAATTTCTTCATGTACTCAAAGCCGAACGCTGTCTGCAGGGAGATATCCGCGGCACCGACATGTTTATACACATCCAGTGTATTTACCCATACTGCTACGCCGGTAGCCGTTCTTCTCATCTTTTTGAACTTATCTTTAACCTTTCCGATTGCCATAGCAACCGCCATCTGCCAAGTGCTTTCATGGCCAGTCAGAGAACCTGCTTTCAGCTGTGCGTACAGCTTATCCATGACAACGTTTTGCAGATCGGTTTTGAACTCTTCGTCGGTATCCTGTACTGCGGCATCATATCCCTTTTCCGCGATTGCCTCCAGGGTTACTCCCTTACGATACTTGCTGATTTTAATAGTATCAAACGGAATTTCTTCCACAGCGTACTGGGAATACGGGATCTCTTCGCCCTCTGCGACCTCACCGGACTGCAGATTTCCTGTCACCTTTTTTGTCTTTAAAACGGTGTTGTTATCTTTCTTGATCATTCGGATAATGCCCAGGACGTCAAGCAGCGCCTGAATGTTTTTACCGAAAGATGTTACGAAATCAATCTCGCGGGCTTTTACCTGGACCTGTTCCTGACCTGTCATGTTATCCGGTGCCGCAAATACCTGCAGCCCTAATTTTCCAATTCTATGCATGCTGTTTTCCTCCTACTGAAATAATGCAATATTTTCTGCAATCAGCCGCTGCCGTTCAATTGGGTTGCTGACTGCAAGAATCTGTTCTTTTGTCACAGCGCCTTTTCCGCCGGATCCGCCCTTTGGGGTATTTCCTTTCAGGGCATCTTTTACGGCAGCCTGTACTGCATCCTTGTACATCTTTGTGAAAGCTTCGACTGCCGTCTTGGTATCCTCAGCGCTTTCCGATACCAGATGTGCCAGAAGTTCATCCGGGATGTTGATTTCTTCATCTGCCAGCATCTTTCTGGCCGTCTTTGACATTTCCGAGAGCGAATTCTGCCGTTTCAGATCTGCCAGTTCCTTTTCCAACTTCCGGTTTTTATACTCCGCTTTCTCTTCCTTTGTCATCTTCGCCAGCTTTTCCGCCTCTGAAAGCTTATCATCAGTCAGTGCCTGCCACTTTTCCTGCGCTTTGGTCACTGCTGTATTTACCGCTTTCTGCACTCTGAGGTCGAACTCCGCGCGATTCTCTGCCTGCCCAAGAAAATCGTCAAATGACATCTCATTTCCGCCATTTCCAGAACCTGCTCCGGCTCCGTCCTCGTTTCCGTCTCCGGCTCCGCTGCCGTCTCCTTCGCCTTCTGCAAATAACTGCAGGTTCATCATCGGGATTCTCCAACGATAATGGTTGTTTTTGTACTTCATTATTTTTTTGTCCTTTCTGCCCCGTCCCGTTCTGTAATAGCCCCGTGCCGTTGCTCCGGAATCATAGTTTAACGACATTTCGGTCACATCAGTTACATGATCCGGACATGTTCCGGAAATTCATCGGTCATAAGACAGATGCCGACAAAAAAGGAATCCACCAGCGTTTTTGCTTTCTCTGATAGATTCCCATACTGTATATCGACCAATCCGGGCGATACTTCGTATTCTATTTCGTCCCTTGTCAGATCCTTGATCGAGCGGATCAGTGTCCGCACAAGGCTGGAAACACCTGCGCAGACGATGTCCTGCCCGTGCGGTGCGTACATTGCATGACCGGACACCTTAATTTCGTTTTTACGAACGCGCACCTCAATCATTCTCTGATCCTCTCTTTCTTAACAAATGGGCATAAAAATACCACCGGCCTCTCAACTGGTGGTTAATTATACAAATGGAACCATTTCTTTTACGTCTTTCAATGTCCTTTTTGCCTTTTCGATCAATGAATTCTCAAACAGATATGAAATACCTTTGGGCGTGATAATAGCATCCGGCAGATCGCCTAAAAGGACGCCACCTTTCGTATGATTGACGACAATGCCTTTTACATACTCTTCCGTAATCAGGCTTAACATGATATACTGCCAGTAATTCTCAGGAATATTATAAGCCGATGCTGTAAAGTAACACGCTTCTGGTTTTTCACCCTTTTTCAAGCATTCATACAGATATTTCAGTACCTGGTATACAATCACGAAATAATCATTTTGTGCCATTTGCACCGTCTCCTTATCATCAGTTGATAATTAACTGATTCTTGCAAGAATCGCAGTAAAAAGTATTGGTTTTTTCGCGGTCGCCAACAGGAATCATAATTCCTTTTTTACATTTCTTGCACAAAACTTTTTCGCCTTTTCTCAAGAGCTTTACTCTCTCATGAGGCGGAATATTCAGAGTATTCGTCATAAACAATCACTCCCATTTCAGATTCGGATATCTATCATTTATATGATTAATTATATCCTGGACAACTTTCTCTGTCAATTCAATGTTTTGATGCCTGTACTCGTTCATATAGCATTGTAACTCTTGATTTTTGGTGTTTGGCTTGTTGATTTTGGCATGTGTGGCCTCGTGAATCACTGTAATAGCCGTCTCACGAACCGTTTTGGTATTATCAGCATAAATGTTGATTTCGCCATCTTCGAATAGTCCGTCCAGTCCCTCATCGACATCAACTCCGTACCATACCTTTATGTGGATATCATTTTTCTGAAGATACTCCAACATTTCTGCTCCGATGCTGGACTTTTTCATTTCTTTCATGATATTTCGAGGTTTGATAATGTCTCGTCCCTTTGATCTACCATCCAATGTTTGGAATATGCCTTCGTTGTCTTTATATCTCGCCTTTCTGTTTTTCGAAGCTTCCCATTCCTCTGTGGTACCACCCTGCTCCAGAAATTCCAGCCATTTCTCATATTCCGCACTGTCCTCATAGGCTGCCGTAGAGCAGTGACACCGCGGATGCATCGGCGGCGCGTTCGTTCCCGGCATCATATCCTGCACTTTGAAATGCTTACCATCCAACGCCTGGCACCGTTCGCAGACATCTGCATTCCCGCAGGCAACGTATGTATACTCCTCGAATCCGTTTCGAAGGTAGGACTGTTTCTGCGCTTCTGTCTGGACTCTGGCAAGCTCCGTGACCATGAGCCGCTCTGCATCCTCCCTGCTTGCGCCGAAGCGTTTCTGCAGGTGCACCGCAAGCTCCCGCGGGTTCTTGCCCTGGATTAGCCCTGTTTTCAGCAGCTTGTCCAGCTCTGCTTTCAGCATATCCTGATACATCCAGATTCGATCGGAATAAGTGGCGTTATGGAATGACGCATCGACAATTGCCCGCGCCATTTTCCCATTTTCCTGCACGGAATTGCCAAGAATACCCGCCTGTCTGCGAAACTCTTCTATTGTCTGCTGTGTCAGCGTCCGATCGAAATATTTCTGCAGTTCATCGAATCCGGATACCATTTCCAGCCCAATATTGGCTTTCAGCAGTTCCAGACGGTTGATCTTCATGGTTGCATTGTACAGCCGCATCTCTTCATTCGCCTGGTCGGAAAAATCTTTTTCTTTGACGTATTTCGCCGCTTTCCTGCCATACTCTTCGATATCGAGCTTGGAAACCCTTCTCTTTGCTTCTGCCAGCGAAATCTTCTCAGCATTGGCGTATTTTGCGTAAAATCCATCGATTTCCTTCTGAATCTGATCCGCCATATACGCATAGGTCTTCCGGATCTCTTCTGCATAGGTCTGCTCAGACATCTTATTCTTCTTGGCATGTTCCGTCTCACGTTTCTGCCAGTATTCCTTACTCGTCATCCTGTCCACCGCCGCCAAACATCTGCTTCATCACTGGATCCGCTCTCACCTTGTTCTGATCGGTATCAATTTTCTTGATTTCATCCTGTACATTGTCCACAATAGACAGCACCCCGAGCTGTGTTTCCTGGCTGACCACACCTTCCAGATTCTTCGCGATCTCTGCCTCTTCCTGCAGGTTTGCCGGGAAATTTGGTGTAAAATGTGGATGGATCTTCACCCAGTCATCTTTTTTCATTCCTGAGACCGGATTTGAAAAAATCAGACGATACCTCCGGTTCATACCGCTGGTAAATTTCCGCTCTTTCGTTTTTTCCAAGTTACTCATTGCCTGCAGCTTATATTTCATGGCGATGCCGGAACTGGTGCCAAAATTCTCATCCGAGATATTGGCCACCATGCTGATATGGAAAATGAGCTTTTCCAGACGATCGATCAGATGCTCCTGCGTGGTATCACCATCCGGTTTCTGAAGAAATTCGACAATCAACCGTTCGGTGTCCCCGTCGAAATTAATGATTCTGTCATCCCGGATATGCGCCACATCGTCTTCTTCCAGCTTGGAACCAAGAACCTTGAGATAGGCATCCGCGAAATAGTCAACATCATTGGCTTTCTCGCTGATCGCCTTGTTGTATGCATTAATCATCGTAAGGACCGGCTCGAAGATTCCCATACGCTCCTTGTTTTCTACGTACTCCGATGCCGGAACGCCGTCGAAGCCGTGTATCTTCTCGTCTGCATCCCAGAGCAATTTTCCTTTGATTGTAAACCAGCGGACCTTCGTCTCGTCCGATACGCTTCCATGAAGGATCTGATTCGAATCGTAATACAGCCGCACGAAATATCGTTCCCTTTCCAGCACGGAATCATCGTAGATCATGAATGCATCCAGCGGGCTCAGGTATGTAATACCGATATTCCCATTCTCATCCACATAATACATTTCATAACCCTTGCCAAAGATACTGCAGATTTTGGACAGTTCAGCATTGTTATCGTCCTGATCGTTGTACTGATCCAGGAACTCAACATATTTCTCAACCACTTCGTTTCCACCATCAACCAGTAGCTTAATTGGATGCCCGATGAAGAAACCATTCATCGTATCCACGATATATTTTGCAAAATTGACCATGATTCGGTTGTCCGGCTTCCACTTGGGCTTTAACGGCTCATGCAGGATCGGGTAATCCGTCTCGTAGGCCTCCTGCAGCCTGCTGTATCTAAATGCGCACTCTCCGGAATGCCGCATGATAAATTCGTTCAATTTGGCATCTGTCAGCGTCTCTTCCGACGGCAGCCTATACAAATTCGTTTGCACTTCTATATCCCTCCTTTCACCTTTCTGTTCAGCCGTGGTTTCGCCTTGCGTTCTTCCTCAATGGAGTACCGAAGCATCGCCATGGCATCATCAAAAAATGGAACTGGCTCTTCGAGATAAGTGTTGGTACGCTCATCCTTCTTCCACTTCCATTGCTGAATTTCTTTTATTGTATTGACGCAGGACGGGTAAATATGGATTCTGTGCTGTTTCAGGTAATCTATCTGGGCATGCACGCTGTTCGGCTCCTTCTGCACGCCTTTTGCGCGGTATCCCGCCTTCTGCCACATCTTGATACGGTCCGGCTCCGCAGAATCGCACCACATGCGCAGGCGCTTGTTGAACTGCCCCTCCGCCAGCCGGATGATCTCGTCCGTGTCCATCTCATACACGTACAGTTCCCGGCATAGATACAGATCACCATCCTTAAAGCCAACCTCACCGATGCAATTGGCGTGATTGAATCCGAAATCCTGTGCATTGACCATGTAATCGAATCGTTCCGGTGAACAGTCAAATTCTTCGACAACATAGTTTTTGAGGATCAGTCCGGCGACCTCGCCCCATTCCCCCAGGCCATACACCCGATACCCCTCTGGATCCACTTCCTTACGCCGCATCATACGTCTTCGGTAGGCATCATCGATAAAGCGGTTCTGCTCGTAGGTTGACTGATGTGTCAGAACATCCGGATCTGACCGGTCAAAGAACACACGCTTAATCCAGTGGTACGCCGATACCGGGTTGAACGTCATCCGGATCTGATAGAACTGTCCATCCGGCAGTTCACCACGGAGACGGTCATCAATGATCTCGAAGTCCGCCTGCGTAATTTCCGTGGCTTCTTCGATCCAGACATCCGTCAGCTTGCCACGTTTGAATGTAATGGATTTCAGTTTTTCACGCTGCTTTTCATCGTTGACGCCTCGGAAAATGATCTGATTGCGGTTGATTTTACACTCCACAATCATGTTGGAGCTGTTAATATGCCAATATTTCTTGTACTGCTCCCCAAACATGCGAAAAATAGCACCTTGCAATTCTGCAAAAGTGCTATCCCTGTTGGTCACGTCCGCCTTTCGAACGCATAGAAGATTTCTTCCCGGATCCTGCATCAGCCGCAGGATATAATTCTGCGCCGTATCAACACTCTTTCCTGATCCAGCAGAGCCTTTCATAACGATATATCTTTTCCGGGAAAGGTCAACTTCTTTGAAGCCCGGATTCATCTGGACGTTTATATTCATCCGGAATCGTCCTCCCCGTAGTCAATCGTGATGTTGAGATCCATATCGGTTGCCACATCAACTTTCTCTGTATACAGTCCGTATCGCTTGCCGAGAAGCTCCGCAGCCTTTAAGCGCTCTTTCTCAGACGGTGCCTTTTCGATGGTTCGTGCCTCGGAGCAGCCGTCGCCGGTTCCTTCAACTACAATTTCTGTGGAACTGCTTTTTCCGCGAAGCACGGAAGTCAGATACTCTATTACTTCCTGGGCGTCCGCCGTCTTCTCGTTGTGGATCTCTTCCATCCGATCAGCTATATATTTTTTAACGTTAACATTAGTTAACAATCTGCTTGCCGCCGCTTTAGCTACTTCATCACTTTTCACGCCTTTATACACTGCTTTATATGCCCGAGTGGCGTTCAAATCACTCAAATATTCATCGCAAAACTTTTTCTGTTTTTCCGTCACTCAAGCTCACCTCATTTCCGCACGCAAAAATTCCCCGCATCTCTGCGAGGAATCCTTATAAGAGTAACAAATCGGAGAATCTCCATCCACTGGAGAGTTGGAACGGAAGGACTCGAACCCCCGACGTCAGTTGCCCCGATGCAACCCGCTCTCATCCACTGAGCTACGTTCCAAGCGGTGATATGGAAGTTTCCATATACCATGTTCGTGCATCATTCGAGCGCGTACGTTCACCCCGGCTGATGCCTGCCGTAAGCAGCGGCCAGGCTGTGACACCTGGTCGCTGAAGCTCTATCAAAACACATCGAAAGGAGGCCTTGAATAAAATGCCGTTTCCTTCATCCATTCTTTGGCTCTTACACTATACCATAGATGGAGTGTGTCATTCTATGTCATCTTGAAATCAGCCAGTGCTTTTCCATGGATTCTATGTATCTGTTTCCAGCTGTACCCCATTCTGCCCGCGATCTGTTCCCACTTCAACCAGCGGATATATCGCAGCCGCAGCACAGTCTTTTCCGTTTCATCCGGCATCTCTTCAATCTTCTGCGTGATTTCTTTCCTCAGCCGGATCCGCTGCTCCATCTGTGCTTTCAGGTTGTCCATCAGTTCTTCCAGCTGGACTGCGTAGGCTGACAGATCTCCGCAGCTGCTCCCGTGTGGCATCCCATCCTGGATCAGTGCCGGAAACATTTTATTCATTCGCAGATCATCAATCTCTTCTCGAATTTCTCGTTCCGCAAGCTCTGCCGCATGGTATCTTCTCAGATATTCTTTTTTCTTCTCGTTCTCCTCTTTGTGCTGATCCACAGGTATCACCCCTTCCATTTGTGTTCTTTCCCGGTTGTCCGGTCTCTCATTCTGATCTCGACCAACTCCAGATGCGACACGTTCAAAACCTCCCGTACAGCCTTGACCACACTCCAGATCTGTCTCGGCAGGTGGGTAGCGTTTCGAATTGCCCTGTCCGCTGTCGGATCACGATATCCTTCACCATTCATGGTTACTCCTCCCATTTCAGTCTTTGGCCGCAGTACGGGCAGTAGTTCTGAGTCTCAAATACATCACATCCGCAGTTTTCGCACTCGTAAGCCGTAATTCCGTTCCAATCCAGCATTTCCTTCGGTTCCGTCGGCGTATTCTTTTCGGCCGCTTCCGCTGCCTGATCCGGATTCATACCAGAATCCTCATAGTCTTTTAGTTTGCACAAAGCACCGTAGATCTTTTCGCTTACCGTTTTTGTAATTTTATGCCCAGTCCGAAGCTGCTCCCAACTTACACCTCTCAGGTGCCATAATCCTGTTTTACTCTTTTCTGTTATCCTTACCATGTTTCTCACTCCATTCTCTTAAGTATTCCATCTGTTCTTCGTCCTCTTTCGGATCCTTCGGACGCTCTGTCCGGTTCAGTAGCCACGCCGCCGCACCGATTACCAGCGCACAAAATACTACTATACATTTGGTAGCAGTGTTAAATCCTCTCTCTGTACTCTTGTGATGTATGAATATTGTCCGCAATGTGGGCATTTCTCCGTTTTAATTGTCAGCCCTTTTCCGCGCACAACCTCCGTGATTGTAACTGTCGCCCCTTTCCCTATCGCTACGCCTGCCACATTTCTTATATCGCGTTCCAGCGTTGCTTTTCTTCCTTTCAGCATTTCTCCAGTAAATTTTCTCGGTATCATTTTTCTTTGTCCGTCCTTTCATATTTTTTCTTCCATGCTTCCAAGTATTCCATCTGCTCCTGATCTTCCCTCGGATCCTTCGGCCGCTCTGGCCGGTTCAGCAGCAACGCCGCCGCACCAACGACTACTCCACAGAACACGATAATTCCAATCACTGCCATTTCTCACCCTCCTGCACTCTGGTTTTCAAGTAACATCTGCTCAAGCGATCCCATATCATATTGCCGCTGGTGGAAATTATTGAACTTATTTCCTGTGATCGGCTTCGCACTTTCCGCCTGACGTGGTTTGTTATCATAGTTTCCATCGATTACCTTCGCAAAATTGGCATCTTTCATCAGCCAATCAAAGTTTGCTGACCAGTTCCGGTTATTGGCACCCTTTAAGAAAGCGGATCCCTCTGCCTTTTCAAACATCTTTCGAAAATCTTCTAGGCTGTAAACTTTCAATCTGGCTCTGATTGCCTTCTTCCTGGCTTCGGATAATGTTTTTACAGATGGATAAGAAATGCAGATGGACCGGTAAAGGTCCACAACCTGCTCACAGGTTGCTTTCTCTTTATTCTTATCTTTATCTTCTTCTTTATCTTTCTCTTTATCTAGGCTGTTAACGTTGGATTCATGTAAATATTTATGTAAATGTTTACGTGAATCTTCACATGAACTTTCCTCTGTATTTTCTTCCTGCTCACCAGTCAGCAGAAGCTTCTGTTTTCTGCGGTAGTCCCGCTGGTATTCTCTCTGGTACTTCTTCCGGGCCTCCAGCTGCTCCAGATTCTGATGCTTTCCCCAGTTCGGGATGGTAATCACACCGTCCAGAATCTCAATCATGCCAAACTGCTCGAAGGTCTTAAGTGCCAGTTGTACCGTAGATTCCTTCCGCCGGAAGATGGTTGCCAGCATTTTGTCCGTGTAGGCGATTTTATCACTCAGCAGGAACACACCGCTGTTATTCATCTTCCCGGCAAGGCACAGGAGCTTAAACCAGATCACAATAATCGAGTCCGCCTCCGGCAGGCTCTCAATCAACAGAATCTTCTCATCGTCGAAGATATCTGTCGTGATCTTAATCCATTTGATATCCGCCATGTTACTCTCCTCCCTAAATCTCCCTGATTCGTATTCCATACACGGAAAGCATCAGCTTCCGTTTGATGATATAATCTTTCGTCCGGAATCCCTTGGTGTCTTCTACGATCGTAAGGGTATCCCCGTCCGGCAGAATCGTCTTGTATACAAAATCCGCTATGTAGGCACATTCCCGCTCAACGCATCTTCCGCGCCCTTTCTTGGTTGTGCTTTCCGGATGCTCGTACTGTGCCGGAATCAGCACATATTTGACCTGCCGCCGGATATCCTTTATTTCTCCTACTTTTTCGAGGAGCAGAAGCTCCTGGTACCGCGCCGCCTCCCGCTTCGAGTCGAACACGATGCCATTCACTTCCGCTTTTCGGCTGCCGTATTTATTTCCGGCATATCTTTTCCACGCCATTTCGCACCTTCTCTCTAGTTGAATGGAAGTTCTTCGTCGATGCCATCCGGGAGGCTCATAAAGCCATCCGGGTCTGCCGCCTGCGGTGCTGTTCCGCCGTTTCCAGAACTTGCGCCCTTGCTCTCTGCAAATTCCTGATCTTCTACAACTACGTCTGTCGTATAGATTTTCTGGCCATCCTTATTGGTATAGCTGCCGGTCTGGATCCGGCCGGTGATGATAATCTTCGTGCCGCGATGCAGGTAATACTCCGCAAACTGCGCCGCCTTACCGAACGCAACGCATGGAATAAAATCCGCGGTCTGGTCACCTTCTCTCTTAAATCTCCGATCCACCGCCAGACGGTACCGTGCAACGGCGGTCTGATTCTCGTTCTGGCTGTATCTTACTTCCGGATCCGCGCACAGCCGGCCCATCAAAATTACTTTATTCATGCTCTATCCTCTCTATTTGCCCCGCACAGCCATTTTCCGGCCGCGCGGGTACCTTTTTTCTTAAGATGCTATTCCGTGGCGTTTAAAACGCCTGTTACATACCTGGCACCGCGCCAGGATAATCCGTGATATCCATCTGTCCCGGAAGATTTTCTTCCTGTGGTGGTACATTCTGTGTAGCCCGGCGGTTCGGCGTCTTCTGCAGGCGGCGCATCGCTTTGTTGTACTGCTCCACGGTCAGATCACTGATTTTTCCGACCTTGAATGTATCGTTGATCTGCACCTCCTGCACGCCGGTTCTTGCCAACTCTCCTTGCAGTCTCCGCAGCATCTCACCGTTGATTCTGCTGGTTCGCATATCCGCCGCAGGTGGTGTTGCTCCCTGCTGGGTCTGCGGCGGGTTTCCGGCTATCTGCAGACCATTTACCGTCTCCGCATCCGGATCTGCCATATCAGACGTTGGGATGCAGAATACCTGGAAGCACGCATATTTGTATGCAATCGCCATGGCCTTGTTGGTAGCCTTGTCCCCTGTATCCAATGCTTCTCCCACGAGTGTAGACTCAATGGAAGATCCGTCCTCTGCATAGAACGTAAACTTGATTGTGCAGGTAACATGATGCATCAGCGTTCCTTTTGCCGTCTGCAGTTTCTCTACCTCCCGTTCCAGAATATCCGGCACGATGACCACCTTATTTTTCGCCAGCGCCGGATGCAGGGCATTATACACATCATCGATGCTGCGGAACTTAAATCCCTGCTGTTTATTCATCTTATCTTTTCCAACCGCACCAACATCCGCAATTACACCGGCAATTGAGCGGTAGATCATGGGATATTCCTTTTTCTCCGCTTCTGCCATTATGCCTGTCTCCTTTCAAAATGGATGCCGATGCTGTTAAACGCCATCTCCACCTGCTCCAGCTCTTCCGGTGTAGCAATGACCTTGTACCACATCGTAACTGTCTGCGGCTGTGGAAACGGAAGATCATCGCCGTCCTCTGCATCATCGAGGGAAAACGGTACTTCCGGCTCTGGTGCTGCCATTGCCTCCGCTTTCAACTCCTCTTCCGCCTTTTTCCGTTCTTCCTCTCTGGCCTTGGCGATTTCTTCGAGTTTCCGGCGCTCTTCCTCACGCGCTCTCTCGATCTCAGCCTGCCGCCGCTGCTCCTCTTCCTGCTGAATGCGGATGCGTTCCGTCTCCAATGCCCGCTTTTTGTTGTCCTCGTATGTATTAATCCGGGTAAGGGCGGCACCAAGATCACGGCTCTTCTGATAGATCTTTAACGCATCGTCCACAACATCTGACTGCGTGTTTCGGATAATGGCAACCTCAGAAGAAACCTTTTCAACCATCGCCAAAAGCTCTTTTTCGATCTGTTTCAGGCTGGTGGTGGCGTTATCCCACTTTTTCACGTAGATCTCTTTGAGCGGCAGGTACTCCGCCCACTCACCGGTGCAATCTGCATACATCGCCTCAACATCTGCATGGCGCTTGCGGATGCGTTCTGCCTCCATCTCTTTCAGCTGACCATCGATCAGGCAGATCGGCTCGTCGATGATTTCCAGCAGCTCTTTCACCTTCTCCTCGAAGTCATTGTACGGTACCAGGCACTGCGCCTTGACCTCTTTCCGGCGCTTCTCAATCTCGTCTCTGGTCTTTCGGAGAGACGCAAGCTCCGCCTTGGCGACGCTCTTGGACTCCTCCGTAAACACCGCGCCCTGGTACTCCGCCATCTTTGCAGACAACTGTGCTTTCACATCCTCAAAGTTACACCGGATCACCGCCGGTTCCTGACTGATCTTAATCTGCAGTTCCTTCATTCTCTTTCTCCTCCTATTTCTTCCATGGCTCTCCCATGATTCCGAGCAATACGCACAGCGTGTTTACAGCAACATCTCCTTCGCGGATCACCATATCGCGGATGATTTCCACGGTTCGCTGGTCCTTTGCTTTCTCCTCATAGTCATCCAACGGCACCAGGATCTTATCTTCATTCACCTTTCTTTTCTCCTTCTTTTTTGTTTTCTTCTACCCGCTGCAATCCCAAGATTGCCGCGATTGTATCAGCGTCTGGAACGTTTTCAGCTTCCATGTAACGGCGTACCGCTTCGATGTAGCAGGTTGCCGCATCTGCCGCGCTTTTCTCTGTGCTTACGTCAATACCAGCATATTCATACTTTTTCATTCTTCTGCCTCCTTGTCTTTGTTAAAGTAATTCCATACGGTCCCCGCACTGCAGCCCATTTCGTCTGCAATCTTCTCATAGGACCATCCGGCCTCCCGAAGCGCCCTCATCTTGCCGGTATCCAGTTTCCTCTTACGGCCCTGTCCTGCAGGGCTCTTCGGGGGGGGCGTTGGTTTTGCCTCTGCTTTTGGCTCCGGCTCTTTCTTCGGCCGCTCTTCCGCCTTGGCCTGCGTCTGCATTACCGCAAACACTGCACCAGCCTCTGCGGCCGCCCGCACATCCTGCATGGTCATACTGCTGATGGCAACCGGATGCATGACGTAGATATCATCATGCATTCCGTGCATCGTCAGATCCACTGCCTCCGTATATTCAACAATCTGCATCATTCTCACCCTTCTTTCAACGACCCTGAGCGGATCCACGCCGCAAACACTGCGTCCCGGCGCTCTTCTTCCCGCTCTTCCTGCTCCTCGCGGCACTCTTCGACGTATTCGCCGATCTTCTTTGCCACGAGCGCCAGAAGGAACATTCCAGCTCCCAGGGCGGCGCGGCCCCACAGATCCGAATCCACGCCGCCGATGTAAATCCATGTACCAACCGCGCCGATTACCAGTGCTGTTTTATCTGATGCTTTCATTTCTTACTCCTTTCATACCCGATCGACTCCACCGCGGCTTCCACACGCTGGCGGACGATCTCTTTTGCTTTCTCTTCTCCGAGTTCCTCTGCCGTATACTGCTGTCCTCCGATTGTGATCCGAGTAACAACCATAATTTCTTTCATAAGGCACCACCTCTTCCTTATCTCCTTATCGTATGCAACCCGGCTCCGTAATGATTTTCTATTGATTCATAACCATTTTTGAGCTATTATGTAGTTGCAAATTGTTTTTTGTATTCGTCCCATGGGAACTGGTCCTTCCTGTGGGACTTTTTTCATTGACTTTTTACTGTTCCACTCCTATTCTGGTTATACAGGGCACTGCCATGCCCGAGTTTTTTGAAAGGAGATCATCGTGAATAGCTCTGTTATTGTTTCTGTAATCACTGTAATTGGGTCGTTTACCCTTGTTTATCTAAACTCGATAAAAGACTCATCCGACAGAAAATACAACGTCAGAAAAGAACAGCTTTTAAAATTTTATGTCCCGTTTTATCAGAGATATCGCATGGGATTCTTCCCTCAAAATCAGTTGAGCACTATGTCTATTGAAGTACGTTCCACATTTTTGGATATAATGACTCAAAACATCCATCTCATGGAACCACTATCTCAGGCAATGTATTCTGATTTCTATTTAGCATTCCTAAACTTGGCGGAAGCTGAAAATGGCAATCCAGAATATCCATATGAAGAATGTGCTCAAAAAATGGACGAGATTTTTGAGGACCTGTCAAAAACAATCTTCATCGAGTACAGACAAATATTAAAGAAATGCCATCTGCCAGTGCCTTTAAAATAAGGCCTGTACGTTTCTTTTCTCTTGAATAGCACAATGCGGAAAGTGCATTCATTCCAAGTACAGTAATTACTACTGCTATGTCGAACATCAGCATCACCTAAAGCTTGCATCTCCAAAATCCAAACGGATAAGTCGTGCTGTTTCTCCGGAAGAGATCTGCATATTTTTTTTCCAGCTCTCTTCTGGAGAAATCAAACTGCATATCAATCCCAGTTCTCAGCTTTACCCACTGCGGATACGTGATCCCGTCCAGAGCTTCGATGTACTCACTCAATTTTTTTTGGCTCATACTGCCTCCTTATTCTTCAAATACTTATTCAGGAAATACTGCTGGCCTTTTCCGGTTACCTTTGTGGTTTTAGTCATCCGCACGCTGCCGTCCGGATTGGAAATCACGGTTTCTTTGATCTGGAACAGGCCGTCTGCTACATATCGCTGCGTCGGCATGTTCCGACTGGATCCAGTCTTCATAAGGTAACCTTCGTTTCGGAGCTGTTCAAACAGTCTTTTCTGTCCGGTATCTACGCCATTCTGACGCAGGAGCTTCGCAAGGTCGCCGATCAGGATGGAGCTGGTGCTTGCGCTCACCGCGTCCGCGAAGATTTCCTTCGGCTTCATGCGCTCGTTCTCATCAATCAGTTTCTTGTTATCTTCTTTCAGAGTGTCGATGGTTCTGTCTGCGAGCTTCAGCGCCCTTGCCATCACCTGCTCCGGAGTGTTCCAGGCTTTCTCCAGATCGATGAAGTACTGACGCATGATTTTTCCTTTTTCGGTTTTTGTCATCATGGAAATGTGTTTCGCCATATCCGTTGACAATAAAAAATCATCCAGAACTCTTTTTGCACCATTGTTTACAACCGTAGGTTTGCCTACGCTTTGATAATCCGTGCCTTTTTCAAAAACATCCACATACCTTGAAAACCACAAGCTGAATCTCTCTCTAATTTCCAGTGCTTCATGTAAATCTCTTGCTGATACGGTCGGCTGTTCTGCCTCGTAGTTAATTTTTAACAACTCGTTCATCTAATTCCTTCTTTCTATCTTTATTTTTGATTTTGTGTTATACTTCTTTCAAAATATTTTGAAAAGGAGAATTGCCATGAATAGTGATGTAACCATTATCCAATCTCGCTTTCACTACACCGAAAAAGCATATGTGCCAAACACTTCGAACATCGTAGTTATCATTGACGAGCTGATCAAATTGATGGAACCGTATTTTCACAAACAAGCCCCTACATTCCGACTTATAAATGATATTCGCTTTGAACACCCAGAAACCGCTTCTACTTACGATAAAATTCATATCTGCTGTATGGACACTTCTTGGTCTCAAATAGCCTATCAATTTTCCCATGAATTCTGTCACCTTTTAATTGGAAATCCAGTTCCACAAAAGATGCGATGGTTTGAAGAAAGCATTTGCGAACTTTCCTCTTTGTTTTTCATGGAACAGCTGGCCATTGTTTGGGCGAAAAGTGGAATCCTCGGTCATCCCGAATACGCGGGATCTTTTATCTCCTACTGCGATAATCGCATGAATTCCGTATCTAACCTTCAAAATCTTTTGGATGTCTCCGATCCATCTTCTAATATTTGGGTTCATGCTGTTTCCGAATGCTATGACAGAAATTTCAATTTGCAAATTGCCAAATTACTTCTACCAATTTTTCGCAAATACCCTGCATTATGGGAAACTGTTCCCCTTTTAAGCAGGTTACCAGAAGATGAACGCTCACTTACTCGGTATTTAAGTTATTGGAGCATCCTTTCTGGAGAATCATTCCGGCAGCCTTTTGTAGAACTCGCTGAAACTCTTCATTGTTCCATATAAGACCAATTTACCCACTGATTCTCACGCCATAACCAAAACTCAGCCGCGCCACCGTTGTAATAGATATAAACTTTATATCCTGTTACCTCTGGTGGCTCTGGTTTCCCGCCAAGCAAGATCTCTTCTCTTTTCGCCATGAACTGATGCATAGCAAAAGAAATTGTTTTTTCAAGCTGTGCATAGTCAACGCCCATAGCTCCCGGTGCTCCCTTAGGGCATCCGTAATTCTTGAACGTGTTCATGTAACTCACCTTCTTTCTTTTTTCTGTCATCCTGTTTCTGGCTTACCATGGCTTCTCCCATACCCAAGAGATAACCCTTGTCAAAATCAGACATTTTGGGGATTGCCGTTGCGATTGTTTCCAGAATCTGTTTTTCTCTTTCTGACATCTCGTTTCACTTCCTTTCTTTGTTGGTATATTGCGATTATATGCTGGTTAATCTCATTTGTCAATAGTATTTTTGACATTTACCAACTTTTTGCAATTTACCAACTTTTTATATTGATTTTCTTTTATTCATGCGTTATAATCAAAATCAAGAAAAGAGGTGAACACATAAATGTATAAACGTCTCAAAAAATTAAGAAACGAATTGGAAATGACTCAGCAAGAATTTGCTGATGTATTAGGAACCGCGCGAGGAAATATCAGTGCTTATGAAGTAGGAAAAAATGCACCCAGTGATGCTGTTATCTCTCTTATATGTAAGACAGACTTCCCAAAAGGAAGAGTCAATGAGACCTGGCTACGCACTGGTGAAGGGGAAATGTTTATCGAAGCGTCCCGTGACGAACAGATCGCCGCTTTTGTCGGCGGCATTCTAAAAGACGAAGAAGATACCTTTCAGAAAAAGTTTATATCCATGCTGGCTGCATTGGATGAATCAGACTGGGAAGTTCTACAGAAGATGGTTGAATTATTGCAAGAAAAAAAGGGCTGATTACTTCAGCCCCAAGATCGCTTTAACATACGTATAGATCAGGAATAATCTCCTATCATCGGCATGATCGAGCATTTCAATTATAAGTTTCTTGTAATCATCCATAATATGTACCCTCCGATCTGGTTTTATTATATACGAACATTCGTTCGATTTCAATATCTTTTCTCGAACACTTTGTTCTCTATATTAATATTACGGATCAAAAGGGCGAAAATTAGTAAATTTTGGAAATCGTCCGAAATCTCGGACACTTTTTAAAAATCACTTATAAGGGCTGTCATATAAATCGTGCATCCGCACTTGCAAGCCCTTGGCGATCTGCTCCAATGTATCCAATCGCGGTATGCTTCCCTTGCACAGATCATTGAGCGTGGACTTCGGGATTCCGGTCAGAATTGACACCTGCCGGAGTGAGAGGTTTTTCTTATAGATGATTTCTGCAATTAATATCTTCATGCAGACAGTATCTGTATGTTGAAAAAAATTATTCCGAAAACAGCCAAAACTATATAATTCGATTTGTTCTATCTTTGCAGCTGATGTAATTCGAGAATTATCAATACAAAGAATCGAGGTAAACGTATGGGGCTTTTCTCAAAACTTTTTTCAAAACAAATTTCATTTGAACCTAATTTTACATTGACCGAATACGAAAATTGGCTTGAATATCTTCATTTAGGCGGGAATGATAACGAATGGGCTAGGTTAAAGAGAGAACACAATTGGCATTTTAAATATGATCCAATAGATACGCATTTAAATTATGAAAAAGAAATGCGGCCTATATTTAAGAAATATTATTCTATATCGGAAAACATTGAACATCTATGGTCTGAATTATATAATTCTAAGAATTATCATGGTTTACTTGCGAAGGAAATTGAAAAAAACTGTTATAAAGCACTTGCCTTTTACGACCAGCTCTGCAAGGTAGACCTAAAATATGGTGAGGTTCCCTTAAAGACAAACCTTTTCAAAAGACTGGCTCTATTATATGAACGCCAAGATGAGTACGAAAAATCTATTGAAACGTGTAAAAAAGCCTTCACTTATGGCATCGACGAAAGAAAACGTATGATGCGCATGATAAAAAAGGCTGGGCGGACGCCTACCGCCGAGGAATTAAAACTCCTCAACACGATTATATAATTTGTAATACTCAAAATGACATGTAATTTTTCAGTATTCCTCACGTATATAAATGGGATATTATATCCTACACATTAAATACATTTCAAAAAGGAGAACACATATGAAAAAGAAAATTGTAACCCTTATGCTGGCCACGGTGCTTACTGCTTCTGCGCTGACCGCGTGCGGATCATCAAGTGATTCATCTGCTTCTTTCTCTGCCAGCGCCTCTTCTGCATCCGTTGAATTCTCAGACTCTTCTACCGAAACCACAAGCAGTTCTGTTATTGCTGACGTTTCGGCTATTTCGGATTCTACCGCTACAGAAAATATCTCTGAAGAATCTGTTTCAGCAAGTAGTGAATCTTCCGAAAATTCCGTTGCATTCACGCCGATCGGCGATAGTCTTGCAATCGATTTCGACTTAAACGGTCCATTAGAGTTCCCTGACGACGCAACTGGAAAGTGGCGCAAAGTTACTTTTGCCAAGGGCGAAGTAGAGTTTCAATATTACACTTTATGCTATTACGATACATATTTCGAGTCTGACGACGAAGTTCATGTCTTATACAATTTCTCGAATAAAACCGTAAACTGCATAAATTGCTTTGGCAGTTTCCTTGACCTTCGTGTGCTTGACTATGTAGATAAAGAAGAGCATAGCGCAAAGGCTGCTTGCGGCGGTACTTTGCTTGCGGAGTATCACATTGACATTGCCACAGGTGTTGTAGAACAGATTCAGTAAACTAAAAAACCGCCCCGGTGCGCCAACACCAGGACGGCTCAGTAACATTCCGAAGAATGATACCAGTTCGACAAAACATATTGTATCATCTTCGGATACGTCAGACAAGCAGAACGTTTGTTTTGGCGTTTTTTCTTATATTCAAAATTGAAAACTTAAAGAAGGTGATATTATGTCAGCACTTAAAAATGGTGCTCTCTACATCCGCGTCAGCACCGCGGATCAGACCGAACTCTCTCCGGATGCGCAGCAGCGTCTGCTCCTGGACTACGCGAAGAAGAACGGGATTGTCATCGCAAAAGAGTTTATCTTTGAGGAGTCTGTTTCGGGCCGGCATGCCGACCGGCGGCCAAAATTTCAGGAGATGATCGCTCTCGCAAAGCAGGATTCTCACCCGATCGACGTGATTCTGGTCTGGAAATACAGCCGTTTCGCGCGCAACCAGGAGGAATCCATTGTCTACAAGTCGCTCCTCAAAAAGAATAATATTGATGTAATCAGCATCTCCGAGCCGCTGATTGACGGCCCGTTCGGTACGTTGATCGAGCGTATTATCGAATGGATGGACGAATACTACTCGATCCGTCTATCCGGTGAAGTCCTGCGCGGTATGAAGGAAAAAGCCCTGCAGCATGGCTACCAGGCAACGCCATGTCTTGGATACCAGGCGGCAGGCGGCGGCAAACCGTTTGTGATCGATGAAGCGGAATACCAGATTGTCAAATACATCATGGATCAGTATGACTTCGAGCATCTTGACCCGACAGCAATTGCCCGCAGATGCAATGACCTCGGATACCGCACCAGACGCGGAAATCTCATGGAGCGCCGCTCGATCGAACGTGTACTGCGTAATCCTTTCTACGCTGGTGCCGTGGTCTGGAACGGGATCTCTTTCGACGGCACACACGAGACGCGGCTGGATCCGGCACGCTATCAGGAGCGTATCAAGCGCATGGATGCCCGCAGACGCTCTCCTAAGAGCCGCAACCCATCAACCTGCCGCCACTGGCTCTCCGGTCTCTTAAAGTGTCCAATTTGCGGCGCTACGATGACGGTAACAGCCGGAAACACATCTTGTCCGTACTTTCAATGCTGGAAATACGCAAAAGGTTTCCATAAAGGCTCCAATTCAATCACCGTTGCCAAGGCAGAGCGAACCGTCTACCGCTACTTCGATGATATCCTCGCCGGTGCGGATTTCTCCTTCACTGTCCGCGACCGGAAGCAGGAACAGGAAGACGATGAGACCATCCAGCGGCTGCAGCAGGCCCTGGAGCATCTGGCTGTCCGCGAAGCCCGCGTGAAGATGGCTTATGAAAATGGGATTGATACGCTGGAGGAATACGGTGCCAACAAAAAAAGGCTCGCCGAAGAACGACAGAGCCTGCAGAAAGAACTGGACCGCGTGCTTACGCCCGCCGCCCCGCCGGAAACAATCTCAAAAGAAGATTTCCGGAAAGAGATAAAAAACATCAATGATATTCTGAAAAATCCTGAGGAACCAGCCGAGAAAAAAGGACTTCTGCTCCGCTCCATCGTGGATCGTATCGTCTATGAAAAAGCTTCCGGGACCATGTATTTCGACTTTTTCGTTTCCTGA